CACCGTCAGCACGCCCTCGATCTCGCCGATTCCCAGGAGCGCCTCCATCCGGGTGAGGTTGCCGTCGTTGCGCGCGAAAACCACCAGCGGCTCATACCAGGCGGTGCCGTACACCATCGGAACGTAGTCGTTATACTGCGCTTCGTTGTCCGAAACCGCCGATGTCGACCAGTCTTTTCCATAAGCGCGCACGGCGATCGTCGGAGGAACGAACTCGATCCCGCCGAACCGTGTGAACATGCCCCGCGCCTGGCAGTCCTGCCGCGTGTACCCGCACGACGTAAACGGCGCGCCGCCACTGAGATTGCCCGTCCCCCCCGTGATTCCCGCGGAATAACCGCAACGGTAATAGAGCGAGTACTTGCCATTAGCGCCGCCGTCGATGGCTTCTGTCCGCTGATCCTGGGTCGCTGGAAATTCCCACGGGCACCTCCGTTGGATGCGCACCTGCGGAAGCATCAGCCGTTGCAGGTTCATGCGATTGGTGAACGTCAGGCGGAACGTCGATTCCTTGATCTGATCCGGCGGATTCGAGATTCCCTGAAACACCACCGCCTTGTCGGTCAACGGGGCGTCGTTCCGCAAATCGTAAAAGAGAAATCCTACGGTCAGGCGGGCGCCCTTCCATCCACTGGCGCGTTCGATTTCCGAAAAGTGCGAGTCGGCATTGGCCAGCAGCAGCGAGATTCGCGGGCTTCCGTCTATGCCCTGGTCGGACGCGGTCTGAATGTCGAAGACGCTGTGCTGAAGAACTCGCGCCTGGTATGTGGATCCGCCCACGGTTACTTGGTGCGTGCTCCACTGCTCCACCTGGCCGTTGGGCAGCACGCAGTCGAAGACCAGAAGCGGCGTATCCGTGACCGCCTGTTCCTTCAGCTCAGAGATGGTTTGCATGGATGATGTTCACCGTGGCGGAGTGGCAGTTTACGCCGGTTGTAGTTATGGAGAGGACGTCATCGCGGAATCGCGCGTTCTCATAAACGCCGCCCGTGGTGGTGGCTTTGTACGCAGACGCACCGGCCTGCGGCTCCACCTGCAAGCCGAATACATCCGCGGACCCTCCGGCCGGCAGCTCCACGCCAAAAGCGATCGATTCCGCCGATGCGTCGCCGCTGTCCGTTAAAGTGATCCGGCTCCAGTTTGCTCCCAGGATTCGATTGGCGCGATTGCTTCCGTGCAGCAGGGTCACCGAGGTGGGTTCGAGCGCCCGCGCGAATACGCTGAAGCAATACAAGTATCCCGCGGGCGCGGACAGCGTCTGGGAGATGTTCTGAGCGCCGGCGCCGGAATCGGTGAGATGCCATGCGTTCGTCCCGCCCGCGGGGTCCGCGATTCCGCCGGTGATCGAAAGCAACGGCCCTTTCGCCCATGCCGCATTGCTCAGGTGGTCGCTCCAGGCGAAAAGGTTGGCGGTTGGATCCAGGAATGTGAAAGTGTTGAGGGTACCCTCGACGGCCAGGAAGAACTGCTGCAAGGCGGCCACCTCGTCATCGGTTAGACCCGTGTACGCCAACTGCCACTCCGTGATCTCCGCTCCCGGATCAGCCAGCTTGATTGGCCTTCCGTCCAGAGACGTATTCACAACCGTCCGCAGGCGGCGCCGCTTTTGAACCGGAAACTGGCTCAAAGCCCCGGTGATGAGTTGTGGGTATACCAGCATGCGCTATCCCCGGTTCTCGATCACGGTCAGCGAGGTTTTGCCCTGCATTTCCGCCATCGCGGTCAGGTCCAGTTCGTCGCTCGCCAGGCTGCAATTGGCGTACGCCTGCCCGTCCCACGGATCGGTGAAGGCGAAGTTTCCGAAGCATCCCTGGTTGTCGGCGAAGAATTGCTCCAGCGCCGCCATTTCGCTCTCGTCCAGCGCGTCCAGGCGGATCTCCCAGCGGTGTAGCGGCCCGGCGGAGTCCCGGTAGCGTTGTTCCACGCCCTCCACGAACCGCAGCGCCTGGTTTTGAAACCGGAAGGCCCTGGTCGCCGGATACTGCGCCACCGCATTGGTTTTCAGCTTGGGAAAGGTGGCCATGTCAGAGGTCGTTCACCACGTCGTTGATCGAATTGAGGTTCAGCATCGCATCGCGAACCGCTTGGGCAATCTCGCGGCTGTGGTCCAGAAACGATTGCGAGTCCATCGCCTGCACGTTTACCGTGATCTGAGGCGCCGGAGCGCCGCCGGGCCCGGAGGGCACCCCCCCGCCGGTGCTGTCCGGAGCCGCCGCCCCGCTGGCCTGCGTGCTCGTTCTCTGCGGTGCCGCGGTGTACACTCTCGGCATCCCCATCTGGTCATAATCGGCAGCGCTCATGTCGCTGCCGGTATCCGCGCTTTCAAAGTCGATCGGCGCCGGCATCGCATATTTCACCAGCGGCGAAGGAGCCGGCGTCCCCCCGCCTCCGAACAGTCCCAGCAACCCGGCGATCAGGGGGACCACGCCAAACCCGCTCTCCAGAACAGTTGATACGATTGACTCCGCCGTGGGGCCGCCGCTGCTGGTTGCACTCGCGGTGGGAATGCTGCTGCTGCCGCTCTCCGCCTGCGCCTCGCTGCTTCCTGTTAGTTTGACGATCTGCTCCGCCACGTCGCTCAGTGAGGCCGCCATCTCTTGGCTGCTGTCGAGCGCTTCATCCAGGTTGGAAGCCGGTTGTCCCGAAACCGCGACAAAGGTCTCGTAGAGCTCATCTTGTGTTGTGCTGGCCATGGTTCATCTCCGCAGCGAGCGTTCTCTCCAGAATCACGAATGCTTCCACTTGCCGCGCGCTCAGCTCCGCAAAATCCATCCCCCGCAGCCGCCGCCGCACCAGGAACTCCTCCACCAAAGTCTGGCTCTCAGCCGTGATATAGGCCTTTGGGCAGGTTCTGAGCGATACATTCCTTCTCGCCCAGACCAGCGGCCCGCTCGCGTCCTCGCCCGCCGTCAGCCACCCGCAGCGGCGCTTTTTCTCCAGGCCGGACTTCCGGCAGACGTCGCACTTCCAACCGGCCTGGTTGGAGAATTGAAAGTGGAAGGCGACTATCAGTTTTTTCGTTCAGTCTCGGTCAGTCCCGTCTCCGCCCGAACCGCCGCCAGCGCTTCCCGGAACAGGTCTTCCGGCCCGGCTTCCGCCAGCAGCTCGGGCGTCGCCTCCGACCCGTCCAGCTCCAGCCCCGATACGGCCCGCAATCCCCACGTCAGGAACAGCCGGTCGATCTCCGTCTGGAGCAGCGCCGCGTCCATCTTGTCGCCGGGCGCTTGGCCGGCCTCCAGGAACTCCATTCGCCGGGCCAGTTCCCGCACCCTGCGCATCAGCTCCACGCGGCGCCCGAACGAGATTTTCGCCAGCGTGAAAGTCACTCCGGGCGCCACTCGCGACTCCACCGTCCTCGTGCTTTCGTAGGTCATGATTATGCGAACGCCACCACGATTTCGTCGTCCACCGTGCCCTGCGCCCGCGACTGCCGGAATTTCCACTGCAACCGGTTCTGGCCGTCATCGAACTCCGGCACCTCGGGAATCACGCTCTGCAGGTACACGCCCATGACCTGTCCCTCCGCCTGGCCCAACTGAAACATGACGCTGATCGGCGATTGCTGCCGGGCGGCCTGATAGAGACCTTTGGTAGCGTCGTCGTCCTGGCTGAAGAGCGAGAAAGCCGCCGTCACAGACCGCTGGCCCGGAGAAATGCTGCGCGGCAGGTTCGATCCGAACTCCCTGGACCGCGTGTCCAGCTCGTTCTTGAGAATGATGGATGCGCCGGTGATCGTGAGGAACTGCGCCGGCGAAGTTCCCAGCCACGCCTGGCCCATGTTCCCCGGCACAATCGAATAGTCGAACGCGGCCACCGCCGGCTCCGCCGGAAAGCTTTGAAGCTGTCCGACGTTGGCGGAGGAAAAGCTGCTGCTGTCCAGCACGTCCTGCGCCAGGCCGCTGAAGTGGAACTCGTGGTAATCGCCGTTCACCTGGATTTCCATCTGGTCGACGGCCGCCCCGCACAGCAGCCTGTGCACCGCCGTCGCCGGGTCCCAGTAGTCGAATACGCTGGCGCTCGGCAGTTCCGTCGCGGGCACGTAGGTGACCGCGGCGCCCAGCGCAGCGCCGGTTCCGGGCAGGACGGTAAACGGCGCGTTCAGTTGCACCGTGCTCGCGTCGACGATCGCGGCCACGAACCGGATCTCGCCCGCGCATGAGACCGCCTGCCCCGCGCCGAGCCCGTGCGGCGCCCCGAACCCCAGCCTTCCCCCAGTCGTGCTGGATGCCGCGGTGCCGCCGGCGAACTGCAGCGGCGCGCCCCCTAATGCCGCCTGAAACAGCGGGCCATATCCCGGGTTTCCAGCCGTTTTCTGCCAGCTCGTCATATAGGTGTGCAGCTCGAAATTCGTCTGCCGCCTGCCGCCCGGCGGCGGGCCGGGAAACGTCCGGCTGCCCGTCTTGTCCTTCCGCTGCGCCGTCGCAAGTTTCTGTTGGACCGTCAGCTTCAGAGCCGGGATCCGGTTGCCGGATGTGATCGATCCCACCTGGCCGTAACTGCTTTCCAGCACCGTGTAGAACCGGTTTGCGTTAGAGGAAATATAAGAAGGCATACTAGCTTTTGCTCACTCCAATCTCGAATGTGACCTTCGCCACCTGGATGAAATTCTTCCCGCCTTGCTTGACGGCTCCGAAGGACGCTTCGTATCCGCCAGCGTAAAACATCCCATTGCCCCAATCGCCGCGGTTCGCGGCCAGCACCTGCGTCACGGCGTCCGTGTAGAGTTGCAGGCTGTCCTGGAGCCCCTCCAGCCGGTCCTGGGAATGTCGAACCTCGATGGTCATCTGAGCCGTGCCGGAGAATGTCCGAAACTTCTCCGTTAATCGGTTCGTCACCTTGTCGCAGTACACGTTCACGACCGGGTACTTCACCGTGCTGCTGCGTTCCGCCAGGTCCGCCGCCACGTTCTGCGCGCGTACTTGCGCCATGTCCAGTGGACCGGCCAGCGCCTGGTCCGCTTGCGTGAGTGCGGCCAGGCTCGAATTCACGCCGCTGGCGCCCGTGATGCGTTGCATCACTTGGGCGGTTGTTGCGCTTCCGATCTTCGCCGTCATTAGCCCCTCTGGATCACCCGTGGAACCGGCTTCAGATAATTGGGGCGTTGGCCCGGTCCCGGCGGCCGCCCCGACGCCAGAGTTGCCGGCTGTAGCCAAGTCTGTCCGATGGCGATCGGCGATCCGTTTTCGAGCGCCAGCGAATCGGGACCGGCGCCCACATACACGTTCCACCCCGCCGCGGTTCTTGGCGGAGCAACCCCTGTGCCTGCCGGCCGCACCAGCAGCGAGCTCCCCGAGGTCGTGATGGTTGCCGGAACGGCGCACGCCCCTTCTTCGCCCGCGCTGTTGACCCAGGCTATGGTCACGTAGTAAGTTCCGTCCGGCAGCGGGGTGCCCGGCGCCGGGCCTGGCGCTGCCACCACCACCGGAGTCGCCGCCCGAGGCACCGGGACCGTAACCACGCCGACGCCGGTTTGAATCAGCGTCTCGTACGCCCACTTGGCCCTCTCGTGGAATTGGTCGCGCTTGCCTGCGTAGCGGTCGTTCAACTGACTGTTGTACGCGTCGCTGTAAACCATCTTCAAACTGCGAAAGGTGTGCCACAGCTTCAGCGCCGGCGTTACCACCACGCTGCCGATGTTCGGTTGAGGCGCCAGCCAGAACAACTGGTCCACGTAGCTCAACCTGGTCAGCAGCGTGTTCAGCTCCAGGGTGAGTTCGTCCTGGGCCAGAGCCAGTTTCTGGGTCACGTCGATTCCCTCGACGCTGGCCACGTCGAGAAGCTGCGAGTCCTGCGCCGCCAGGTCTTCCAGGCTCGAAGCGGGACCGTCTATGAACAGAGCCATGGTCGTTCACCTAGTCCTTGGAGGATCTCGAAAGGCCCTTCAGCTTGTTCAGCTCCGTGGTCGACAGCACTGCCAACTGCACCTTAGCGGCTGCCGCCACCTGCTCGGCCACTCGTCTGGCCTCCGCCTGCAACTCCGAGAACGCTTTCGCTTCCTCGGCTGTAGCCAGGCGCGCCAGGCCTTCCACGATCATCTTCGCGGCGATTCTGGGTGTCACTTCCGTCAGAACCCCCGGCTTGCCGCCGTCTGGCGTCTCACTGCTCACCACCACTGGGAACGCCTCCGTAATCTTGGATTCCATGTCGCGAATCTTCTGGTAATAGAGCTTCAGATCCATCGATTTCTCCTCTCCAGTAACAGGTTTTGACCGTTACTCGCTTCAGTGGAGCAGGGCCGCTGCGCCGGAGGCGCAATGCCGCCCTGCCAAGGGCTGAATGAAACAGGGGCGAGGGACCCAGAGGGTACCCCCTCGCCCCCTATGCGCGAGCCGTGCCCCGGCTAGGTGTTGACCTGGACGCCCGAGGAGTTGCGCAGCACGCCACAGCCGTACAGCACGTCCACCGTGAACTGCTGGGCCAGCGTGTCCGGCTGGTAGCTCATCACTACGCGCATTCCGAAGTTGCCCAGCTCCGCGTATTCCGCGATAGCGCCGGTTCCGGGCAGCGGCTGCGGCAGCCGCCGGATGACCAGGCCGAGAGCGTCCTTGGTGAACGCCATGTTGTGCGTGGTCACCGTGGTGGTGCCCGTCTTCTGCACGAACTGCGAGCGGAACACGAAGAAGTCTTTGACCTTCCCGATCGCGCCTTCGACGAGCGCGCGAAGGCCCGCGTCGCCCGCCGTCTGAAACTCGCTGAAGCGCGGAATCTGCCGCCAGGTGGAGTAGGCCGCCGCGTCCACCACAATGTACTTCTGCTCGTGAGGCGGAACCCTCGACAGAAACAGCGCTGTCTCCGCCGCGTCGATCACGGCTTCCGTGATCGGCGTCCCCGCCGTCCCCACCGTGTTGACCGTGAAACCGGCGTACAGCTTTAGAAGGTCGGTCTCCACCCTTTGGGCGATCGCGGCCACCGCCGGCTGCATGTAGATCTTCAGCAGGTCCGGGACCGCCAGCACCTTGGTCACGTCCGGAATCTGGAAAGTCGACTCCACGTGCGTGTTGAGCACGATTTGCGCGTTTCCCAGGCTCGGGCTCTGCGTCTGTACCGAATCGCCTTCCAGGATGTTGTTTGCGTCCATCGAGGGCGGAATCGGTATGTTTACCGTGTCGCCGGCCTGCGCCAGCACCGGCTCGTAATCGCGATTCACCAGGTTCCCCATCACGAGGTTCCCGACCAGCACCGGCAATGCGTCCGCCGCCACCAGCTTGACAATCGCGTTTGCGACGTTTTGTGAGGTAATAGCTGCCATTCGTTCTCCTTGACTTGTTTGTTATTGCCGGCCGCCTGTGATTGGGCCGGTTGTTACTACAGGCCCCGAAGGGTCTGCGATGCCACGCGCACGATTTCTTCTCGTACCCGCTGCATTTCTTCCGCGCTCATGCCCGGGCGGATCTGTTCGATGCTCACCGTTTCTCTGCCAGTTGACGGCGCCTTGAAGGTCGCTGTCATCCCGGTTCCTCCCGCAATGCGCGCCGGCAGAAACTCCGGATTCTCATTCACAAACGCCGCCAGGTGCTCCTTCAATGGCGTTTCGCCGGCGTCCGTCCGGGCCACCAGCCGCCCGTCCCCGCTCCGCACGATCTCGTCTTGCACCGCCTTGAATGCAAGGTCGATTTTCGCCACGCCCAGCCGCTGCAGTTCGGCTCTCACCGCCGAGCTTCGCTCCGCTTCCTCCGCTATCTGGCGGCTGCGCTTGTTCTCCGCCACCAACTCGTTCAGTCTGCGCTCCAGTTGCTCTCTCCGCTTGCGCTCTTCCTGTAGTTCCGCTTTGTAAGCCGGCTCGTTCTTGGACTGCTCGTTGCTGACGAACTCCTGGATTGCCTGCCGCACGATCGCTTGAACATCGATGCCTTCCATATGCCTCCTATAAGCTGGCCCCTCTGGGGCCACGGGAGTCAGAAGTCAGAAGTCAGGAGCCGGAACTCACAACCCCGCACCCGCCGCTTCCGTTCTTCTGGCTCCTGGCTTCTGACTCCTGACTTCTAATCTCCGTACTTCATCCGATCGATCTCCTCCGCCACCTGGTTCTTGAGCTCCTGCCGCGCATCGCTCAGGTACTTGAAGGCCAGTTTCTTGAAGACCTG